TTGTATCTCCAAAGAATCCTGCTCCACTACATTCTGGGCAAACCATAACGTCTGTTCTTTGAGGATTGAGTATTGTTCCATCTCCTCTACATTTTTCACATCTACCAGATGATCTCTGATTTGCTGGTCTTATGTTCTTGTTATTATTGTATGGAGGTACATAGAATTCTTCTAAATCTTCTGCTTCATCATCTCCATCAGCCCGGGCTTGTTGTTTGATAGCCAATTCTTCTGCATCTTCATCAGGTTCTACGCCATTATCTAGTAAGAAATCTTCTAAAGACATTACTTCAAAATCATTAGACATGCCGTCATTAGAACCATCTGAGCGTCCTTGAAACTTTGCTGTGGTTTTTACTAAATCTGACGTTACACCCGGATTAGCTTCGGGTAAATTAGATTTGACATCACCCTCACTTTCGTTTATAATATTCAGTATGTTTCGTATATCACTCATAGGTTTATTTTTCCGTCACTTTATAAGAGTATTTATCAATGTTTACAGATAATAATATTAAAAGGATTGGCTTCGCATGTAAATGGTCAGAAATCAATCATAAGCAACAAATGGTTTCTACAGAGGGACTCAATACGGGTACCACTACACTCACGTGGTTACGTAACAATCCTGATCTCGCAGAGCAAAAAATGTGGGACATCATGGAGCGTAATCTGACTAATACATACAATCTTGTATCTAAGGTCGCTACATTACCCCAATCATTACGTATGGTACGTCTAACCAGTGACATGCTATGTGGCTACAGTCATCCTGAATTCGCATACTTCTACAAACAGACTGACGTTCGTAATCGTATGGAGCAACTATGTGCGCCTATCGGTGAGGTTGCACGTACAAACAATGTCAGGCTATCGTTTCATCCAGGTCAGTTTACAGTTCTTGCATCAGCCAGTGAAGGCATAGTAAATAACAGTATAACGGAGTTTGAGTATCATGTTGATATGGCAAGGGCAATGGGCTACGGTCGATCATTTCAGGACTTTAAGATCAATGTACACATCTCGGGCAAGAAAGGTCCCCAAGGTATCATTGATGTCTTACCTAGACTTTCACCCGAGGCACGTAACACAATCACAATCGAAAACGATGAGATGTCTTGGGGACTTGACGCCAGCCTCGAACTCGCCGATCATCTTGCACTCGTACTGGACATACACCATCACTGGGTCAAAGACGGAGAATACATTCTACCAACCGATGATCGATGTAAGCGTATAATTGATTCATGGCGTGGTGTTCGTCCTGTCATTCATTACTCAGTATCACGTGAGGATTGTCTTGTAGGTCACAATGCTGATGAATTACCCCAGTTAGATACACTACTAGAGTCAGGCTACAAGAAGCAAAAACTCAGGGCTCATTCTGAATACTTCTGGAACAATCCAGCAAACGAGTGGGCACTTGATCATCTAGCATGGGCTGACATTATGTGCGAGTCTAAAGGTAAAAATCTTGCGTCATTCAAATTGCATGATAAGTATATGACAGAGAGGGATTAAATGTTTGAAAATATAAAAAATATGTTCGGTAAGAAAAAACCCGAACCAGCACCGAAAAAGAAATCAGTACCTAAACTTAGTGAGAAGGAAAAGGCAACTAGGGCTGGAGAACCATGGGTATCTATCTTAGACATGCAACTTGATCCTGAAGATATTAATAACGGTGCATTTGAAATGGATTGGAATGATAAGTTTGTATTGAATCTTATCAAGCAAGGATACAAAGTAAAAGAAGACGATACTGATGAAGAACTTGTAGATAGGTGGTTTCAGACTGTATGTCGAAACATTGCATTAGAAGTCTACGAACAAGATCAAGCAGATCCTCAGAATAGAAACAGAGATATTGATCCTATCACAGGTGCAGAAATGCGAGTAGTTACAAAGAAAGATTTAGGCGATGGCCGCTCAGAGGTACAATAATGGAAACAGTAGTCTTTTGTAAAAAATACCAAGAAGAATTACCAGCAATGTCCTTTCCACCTTTACCAGGACAAGCAGGTAAAGACTTATTAGAAACTGTATCTCAGAAAGCATTTGATGCATGGAAGTCACATCAAACCACTCTTATCAATGAACGTAGAATGGACTTATCTAACCCTGAGGCTAGGGCATTTTTGATAGAAGAAATGTACAAGTTCTTTGATAACAAAGAAGTAGCACAAGCAGAAGGTTTTGTCGAGCCTACAAAAGACTCTGGTGTACAAGCATATATTCCGCCTACCCCTCCCCCAATTATTTAATTTACCCTTTTTACCCATAAAGGCTTGCAATCTGCTAAGTTATTGCGTATAATACACTCATATTATGATAAATAAGAGTACTGGTATATGAAATACGCACTAATAGACACAATGAATACATTCTTTCGTGCCAAGCATGTTGCATCACGTAATGCAGATACTTGGGAAAAGATAGGCATGGCATTGCATCTGACTCTAGGGTCAGTCAACCAAGCAGTTCGTAACTATGGTGTCGATCATGTAGTCTTTTGTTTAGAAGGTCGTTCATGGCGTAAGGATTTTTACACGCCTTACAAGGCAACACGTAAAGTCAAAGAACAAGACATGACTGAGGCTGAGGTCGAAGAGAGCGAAATGTTCTGGGAGACTTACGAGTCATTGATTAAATTTTTAACTGAGAAAACTAATGTAACAGTTTTACGTGATCCTCAGGCTGAGGCTGATGATTGCATAGCACGATTCGCCGCTCTACACCCTAATGATGAACATATAATTATATCAACTGACACTGACTATCTACAGTTGTTATCAGAGTCTGTTCATATGTACAATGGTGTTACTAAGAATCTAATTACTATTGATGGCTATTTTGATGATAAAGGTCGTCCAGTCATTGACAAGAAGACTAAAGAACATAAGACACTAGAAGACCCTCAGTATCTATTGTTTGAGAAGTGTATGCGTGGTGACACTAGTGATAATGTGTTTAGTGCATATCCTGGTGTACGTAAGAAGGGTACTAAGAACAAGACAGGTTTGTTAGAAGCATTTGCTGATAAAGACAAAGGTGGTTTCAACTGGAATAACATCATGTTACAACGTTGGACTGATCACAATGAAGTCGAACACAGAGTACGTGATGATTATGAACGCAATCGTACACTGATCGATCTTACAGCACAGCCTAGATTATTCAGAGATAATACTGACATTGTTGTAAAGAAAGGCGTCAATGATAAGAAGGAAGTAGCACAAGTTGGTGTGCATTTTATGAGGTTCTGTGGGAAATATGAACTTAACAGAATCAGTGATCAAGCAGATAGTTATGCTAAATGGTTGAACACATCATACCAAGGAGCATTAATAAATGAATAATAACTCAAAAGGAGACAAAATGATATTAGATGTAGAATTAACAGCAAAGCCAATCACAGACGGTGAATTTTGGATATTGACTGACGGTAAAAACAAAGTAGGAAATGTATCTGCAAACATCGAAGGATATGGTGTTAACTTAGCTGGACAAAGTTTTCAATTCAGTACTACTGACGAGATCATAAAAAATACTAAAATTAAATTTGTCACACCTGAAGTATCTAAAACAACTTTAGAAGTTCCTTACCCTGAATACCCTTGTCCAAACAAAACGTTTAATTCAGTATTTGACGTAGCACGAGGATTACATGTCTTTACAAAGACTGAAAAGTCTAAATGTTTTCATGCCGCAGGGTATTTTGTCGTTGAACATAACAACACAACAGAAGTAATTTTCTGTCCAAAGTATATTTTCATTCAACGTTATCCTTATTCAGGACCTTATAAAACAAAAATTGAAGCACAAAGTCAGATAAATATATAGACATGTTACATATTAAATCGTTTTTTAATAAAATGACTGTAATGGAAAGTAAACAATCTAATACTTTGGTAATGACCAAAGATGATGCACGAGGTTTACGAGACGATATTAGTGTACTGTTGGCAGACTTGCATGAGTTAAGCAAAGAAGAAATTGAGAATAGAAATGAAGAAACGATTGATATACAGGTTAAAGGCGGATCTTTCAAATGAGTAGAAACCAGCCATCTGTATTATTAGAGTATGTAGATAAAGAAACATACAAATGTGATCAAATTATTGAAGCATCAGGCATTTGGGCTGTTTACTATGATGAGCAACCTATCAACTTAAAATCTTCTCATTATTTAACTAACGATGCCGCACCCAAATACAAAAAGACAAGTTTCTCTAATCCAGGTCACGCAAGAAACTTATGCAGAAAGTTAAATGCCCAATTCAAAACAGATAAGTTTACAGTTGTCTTTATGAACTCAGGGCGAAAAGTGTACCCTGATGATATTTCCGAAGACTAAAAAAGAAATCACAGAAGCAATACTCAACGCAATACCACGTGGACAATACCACACAATGCCAATTGACAATGTTATGTTTGAATGGTGGCTGACAGGCAGAGGTGGTCAAGGACTAAGACTTAACTTATCAGGACTTGATGCATTTGAAATGGCTAACCTTGAATACTATGATTTTCCTTTGGGACTTAATCCCAAGTCAATGCACAAACGTAGAATCATTGCACCAGAATCATTTGTACAAGAAATCATCAAAAAGATTAAATGTCCATATTACCTTGGCGTCCACCAAAAAAAGGGAGAAAAGGGAGAACCTTTTATCAGAATCTATGATCATAAAACAGCCATGATGTTGACCTTACATGGTACTTTGAGAGACTTTTTAGACTCTGTATGACCAGTGTGCATATGGGTTATGCATCTGAGTTATGATTTGATAACTAATTATAAGTTTTCGTAATACAGGGATAAATAGAATTTGTAGGAGGGTCCTACGCAACACAATCTACACACACTGGAGTATTAAAATTGAAAATTATTCGTAAGATGGGAGAAAGACTATTCGGATGTGATGGTCGTGGAGAATTATGTGAGACTATAGGTTTCGCATTGATTGGTTCTACATGCTGTTTCATTATGGTTTACTCAATTGCACAAATAACACCGTAACGCATTTCCTCAATTCGTCACAAAAAACATTATGCCCGAGACGCAAGTTTTGGGCATATTGCCCTTGACACTGGTACTATTTTTTAGTATACTACAACTATGAAATCATCATTGTTTGAAGGCAGATATGCGGGTAACCTAGAATTCATCGGCAAATTGCTGTTGGAAGGAGGGTATACCAAATTCACTGACTGGCTTATCGAACAGGATGAGGCACGTCAAATTGATGTAGTCTATATGATGTCATTGTTTGCTAAAGAGACTAATCTGTTGGTCACAGAACAAGCCAAAGAAAATGATTCTCCCTCAGTCAAAACACTAAAAGTCAGAAGTCCTGGGCTACGAGGGGTAGATGAAGCCGCCAAAGAGATCAGAAATAAGCCCAAATTGACTGTCGTAAGTAGCAATGTTGTCCCAATTAAACCCAAAAAAAAGTGAAAAAAGTGAAAATAATGGGTAAAAAGGCTTGACATTGGGTACCCATTTTGCTATAATATATACATATTATGAACAAACAAGGAAACAATATGTACTTAATCATTGACAACACTAATCAAGCAATCCACAGAGAGCCTAACAAAAGAAGTTATGCTTCTACTCAGTACAAGACAGTAGGTGCCGCTAAAGCAGGTATCACTCGTACTGTTAAGTATTATCAAAAGGCTTATGATCAAGTTGCTGAATGTGTAGCAAATGGTCTACCTGAGTATCATGCTAACATGCATAATGCATACCGTGATGCTACTGAAGCACACTTTAATATGGTGCATAAGCAATTTGCATCATCTTACACGATTGTTGCTGTTGAAGATTATGTTGAACCAATGATTACTAAGACTGGCATCTGCCCAGGTACTGGTAAAAAAATCACTGTAACTGAGGGAATCAATACTCCTCACTACATGTCAACTCTTTCAGAATCATACTGGAGTGCATAAGGAATGAGAACTATGCGTAGGAATCAAATTGAATATTCAGCCAACGATGTTTGGGCGGCTTCTGCTAAAGCATACTTGATGAATGGGAAGACCTACATCAAGGTAAACGAGAAGACTGAGAAAGTCACTCCGAACCGAGACCTCATGAAGGAGTTGTTAGAAAACAATCTCAAGGGTGTCGATGCGACTACTAAGAACCTTGGAGTTCAAGTTCGCCAACATTATAAGGCCCTCACATTCAAAATGTTGCAGGGTCGTTGGATGTCTGACTTTGATAAATCTGCTATGGCTTTAGCAGACAAGGATATAATTACCGATATGAAAGACTTCGGCATGATCGCAAGTCTACCAAAAGCATATGACCGTGCTGTTATCAAAAAGGGTCAAGAGGACCGAATTGCTTTGGAGTCTAAGACTTCAATTGCTATCGGTAAAG